TTTGCAGCTCAAGGTCAGTAAGCTCCTTACCCTTAATTAGGGTTGAAAGTAAATCAAGAAGGCTCTTTTTCATCAGGGGCATTACTTGCTCCTGCTGCGGCTAAGTCCTCCAAGGGAGCGAAGGGGGTTCCTTCGCACAGATTTCACCTTGGGACCCGATGCGCCCTGCATTCCAACACGAGACTTCTCAGCCTTCTTGGCCGCCAACTGGGAGCTGCTCATCTCGCCGCGGGTAACGGGAGTCTTGCTGCTTACACGCTTGGAGGGTCGGCAATACTCATTGCTTCCGCCAGCACCACAAGCCTTGCCGCTCTTGGTGTCCACCCACTTCTCGGCACCCCAGCGCTTTAGGTTAGCGCCGGCCTGGGTCTTGCGGACCTGGCCCTTGGCCTTGCGGCACTTAGCGGTGGCCTGTGCTGCACGCGCAGACCACTTGCCATAAGACGCCATCACCTTGTTGTAACAGGCGTCCTTCGCCACTTAGCACTTCCATGCCCGAAGGCTCTTGTTGATGCGGGAATCGGGATCGTTAGCAGTTTTGGCACTCGTCAGCTTCTTCTTCATGCCACGCATGCGGGCACAGAAAGAGTTGCGTCGTGAGCCACCCTCGGGCTGGGGACGCTGGAGGTTGCCACCAGTGGCCTTGTTGTAGGCACTGCGGCCAAGTTCACTAAGTCCCCCCATGGGGTTCTTGTGCTTGGCCTTGAACTGGAACTTGGGCTTGTCCGCCATTGGTTAGTCCATTTCCATGCCGGAACCCATGCGGGTATAAGGCATTGGAGATTCGCTCTTGGGGGCTCCACCCATCTTCATAAGAAGGGCAAGAACCTGCTTCAGCTTCTCAGGGGAAAGCTTCTTCAAAGCAGCCATCATTTCAGGCTGAGCAGGGCCCGCCTTCTTGATATTGGGCGAGGCAAAGGGTTCGGGCTTAGGCGTATTGGGCATTAGTCCAGTTTACGTCGCCATCCCATCTGGTAAAGAGCCCGCGCAATTGATGTTGCAGTCTGATCCACTGCAGTCTCTTCTAGCTCAGGGCGTGCTGCGTGCAAGACCTCGTGAATGACCGTGTCTAGAAGATTGGGTTCGCTGAGAGAACGGCGGATTTCGATGAGGGGATGCCGGCCCGGTCTACGGGGTTCCCAGCATCGGCCCCAGTCCTTGCCCATGGCGGCTGCTTCGTTGAGGCGGATTCGCCACCGGCGACCGTTGATCTTGACCTTGTAGATCAGGCGTCCATTCGGATCAACTGAGCGTCCCATTGGCGGCCTCGATTCCGATGTGAGGGGTCGCGGACCAAGTCAATTACGGCAATGCTCGCCCCCCACATTGAGGTATCGCGGCGGCTCATCCAGCCGGGATTGAGGGGTCCGCAGGTACCCGCGTTCATGTACCAGTATGGGAGGGGAATGGAACGGGTGCGGTGGCACTGCGTGGGGGGAACTGGTCGGTGGGTGTGGCCGCGGACGAACAGGCGGTGTGCGTCGCCGCCGGTTAGGTTCATGAACTGGAGGCACTCAAGTTCGTCGGAGTTCTGGCCTACGTCGAAGCCGTGGGTAAGGACGACGGGGCCGATCTCGAGGCAGCCGCGCTTGTCCTTGCGATATGGGGTCCAGTGCCAGTTCTTGGCTTCGGACGCAAAGGGCTCCGTGCGCATGAAGTCGGCTACGTCGCGCAGGGCCTTGGGAATCCGGCGCGGGTCTTGGGAGCGGAGGTTGTCATCGTGGTTTCCCATGATGGCGTGGAAATGTGTCCTTGTAGGAAGGACAGATCGGATGGAGGCGAGGAACGCGGCGGCGTGTCGGTACTCGTCAAGAAGGGTGTGATCGTGTTCATCCGGGTGGACGGAGGCAGCGGAGGCCTCGAAGATGTCGCCCAGGTGCACAAAGTGAGAAACCCCATCCAGAGCGGACAGGGTTTCGAGCAGCCAGTGATGGACGTTCGGGGGAGTGAAGGGAGCGTGGGTACAGCTGATTGCTGCAATGCGGGTAGGCATGACGTCTCCTGTGCGGTGAGCGGCGTGTCCCTGGGGGGTGGACCGAAGTCCACCCCCCGTGAGACGCCAAGGGCACCGCAGCCCTTAACAGGAGCCTATTACGTGCTCGACCAGACGCGGTCGGTCGTAACGTCGCTGAGCTTCATGCCGGCAGCCTGATCAGGCACGAGCTGCATACGCAGCATGCCCGGCATCTGCATGGCTTCCGTCATCAGACCACCACTCAGGATGGGGAACTTGGTGGTAGCCGTGCCGGTGAGGGCCGGGACCACGAAGTTGAACGGAATGAAGCTGTCGGCTTCGCTGAACTTCTGCACGCCCTTCGGATCCGGCGGCACGTAGCGCTTCCAGTTGGAACCGCCCTTCTTGATGCCGTAGACCACGCCGTCCTCGATGTAGGTCGAGGTGTAGCCGTTGTAGGTGCGGCCTTCGAAAGTGAACTTGAAGCCCTGATCGGAGCCTTCGCTGTTCACGTTCGAGAGCTTGCCCTGACGCTCCAGGGTGTACTGACCAATCTTCTGGGCCTCGTAGCTCAGCCACACGCCATCGCTGGCAATGAGGCAGTCGATCGTCTGGCCGTACTTGTTCTTCGCAGCGTGGAAGCGACGGACGTACTGACGGAGCTTGTGCTCAGTCAGGGTGCCGACGCTGCTCACGCCGAAGGACTTGAACTCAGGGTGAACTGCCACGTTGATTCGGTTGTTGTCATCCGACTCATTACCAAGCAGCAGGTTTGCAGCGTTGTTGGTAGTGGTGCCATCGCCAAACTTCATCCAGCTGTTGATACCGGCGATGCCCGTGAAGGACTGAGAGCCAGTAGAAGCAGCCACGTTGGAACCACTGTTTGCGTACACAATGAAGTCACCTGCAGCAGCAGCCTTGGCTGCAGTCACCGAACCACCAGGTGCACCAGCGCCGGTAGCAGTGACCGTGAAGTTGTAGGTAGTGCTAGCGAGGGTCACATAGCCACGCAGCTCATCCACAGCGCTCACAAACACCTGCAGACGGGTAGCACCGTTATCACCTGTAAGACCGTTTGCGCGCTTCAAGGTGTTGCTGCCATCCAAGATGTCCAGACGCTGACCGACGTAGAAACGGTCGATAGCGTAGTTGTCAGGACGGAAGGTGCAAGTCCAAGGACCAGCGCCGCTAGCGGTACCGGTCACGGTCACGCCGTCGCTGCTGATCTTGGACAGACGGTAGCCATCGTTCTGGCTCATGTACCAGTAGTTGCACAGGGTGTGCGACAGGTTCTGGGCAAAGCCCTTCAGCTTCGGAGCGATCACGTCGCCGATGAAAGCCGGGGTGGCTTCCGCCTGCATCTCGCCCATGGTGACCGCAAGGTTGGTCAGCATGGAGCGCATGCCGATACCAAGACGGTAGCTGTTGACAGACGGACCCTGCAGAGCATCGGGCCAAGTCTTGGTCGCGCTCTGGAGGTACAGCTTGGCGCCGATTGCAGTGGTATCGTCGCCGTACAGGGCAAAGTCACCCTTGCCGTACTGCGCACCCTGCTCAATCACGCCGGTCAGACCGCCGCGATACAGCTTCAGAATCTTCATGTCACGACCAATCGCCGAAGCGGGGCCCACGCCCTGCGAGGTCACGACAGTGTCGCGCCAAGCGGGATCGAGGGTCGGCAGCAGCGTGTCGACGTTCTTGTTGATCAGCTCTTCAAGCTGCTGACTGTGCCGACTAAACAGACTGTCAGTCGGTGCAAATTGACTAGGCATGTTTCAGTTTCCTTGTAAACGGGGTTGAAGAAATCAGACGCGACCGTCAGATCCCGTATCGAGTCCGGCGGCCAGACGGCTCAGCGCATCCTTGTTGTATGCGTCAAGAGCAGACTCCAGGTCGCCAGTGCTCATACCCGGCTTCCACGTTGGAGCCGAGACGGGCTTACGGTTAGCAAACGCACTCGCACTGCTGTCTGTTTCCGGGGCCCGTCCCAAGCGGTTGGGGTCGCCGATTACCGAGCGGTACTTCGCAAGGACCTCACTGGTGGCCCTTGCTGACTCTTCTGAAATCCACGCTTCTTCAAAAGTCCCTGCAGCGGCCCTTCGAGACTTGAGATTCTCCAGCGTCTGCTGGCGAATGTCGCGTTCAAAAGCGGCTCGTGCTGCAGCGGAAGCTTCCTTTCCGTTGATCTCTTCGAGCTTGCCCAACATCGTACGGGCATCCTTATCCATGTCAAGACCCACAAGGATTTGGGTGTTCATACGCGAGTTCAACTGCTCTGCGCGCATACGGTTCAGCTGCTCAGTTGCTGACTGTGCCTGTTGCTGGGCCTGCAGAATTGCATTGGCCACTTCTTCCGCGCTCTGGTCGCCGCCATCATTGTCCGATTCAATATCGTTAGTAGTGCTCATTTGAGTTCCTTCGGTTTGTCCTTGCATCCAATCACGAACGTAAGTATCCACTTCTTCGCCACGGTAGCCCATGTCAACAAGAAGCTGTCGAGCAGCTTGCTCTCGAACTTCCGTGTCAACGTCTGGGCGCATGACTTTGGTCGTTGCGTCACGGAAAGCCACAAGCTTGCTGTAGTCCTGCTGCAGGTACTCCAGGTTCTCGCGGGCTTCCACAAGCTCACGAATGGGGATCTCTTGTCCCCCCACGCGAACGGTGGCGTCAAGGTCTAGTGCGGGTTGTGAAGTGGTGTTTTCTTGCGGTGTCTCGTCTTGGGTCGTCTCGTCAACCATTTGGCATCATTCCTTGCATTGGGTCGGGCATTTGCGGCATTCCCATAGGAGGCTGCATGCCCATAACGGCAGCCTCATCTGGTGTCGGGACCTGCTGCGGCAGGGTCTGGCCCATGAATCGCAGCATGGCATCTCGGAACTTGCGGAACTCATCCTGCACCTCAGGACTTGCAACGCTAAGGATGGGGCTCGTCATAAAACCACTGAGGACTCGCATCTGAATATCGGGTCGCATCATGTGCTGGGTCACCACAACCTGGCCGGGGGTCTCACCGTTGCCGTAGAGCACCAGGATGTTCTGCACAATCGACTCGTACGCACCCTTCTCCTCGTCCATCCACATGGCGAAGTCCAGACCCTCCTTGAGGGCGAAGATCTTCAGGCCGGTGGGGTCGGTGAGGCCGGTCTTGAGGAGGGCCATTGCCTCTTCCTTGCGGGCCGTCTCGCTACGGGGATTCACCTGCTTCACGCCGAAGCTCAGGTAACCAACCTGAGGCAGGGGGTTGTTCTCAAACGACACAGTGGACTTCTCAATGTCCAGCACTGCGCCGGCAAGGTCCAGGGTGACGTAGTTGACGGGCACCGTGCGTGGGAACTGCACAATGTTCGACACGGCCTGGGCCGTCATCGAGCGGTACATGTTGCCGAATGCGCGCTGGATACCAATCGAAGGATTGGTCATGGCCTTGGTGATCTGCTCGTCGAGGAACTGCAGGCCGGGAGCGCTATCGACGCGGCCCTTCTCCTGCAGAAGATCCTGGACGGGGCTGATCTGCTGCATCACTTCGCGGGCAAACTGGGCCACCTTGCCGGGCGCATCGCCCGCATTCCACGGCTGGATGGGGAACGGCTTGAAGTTCTCGTTTAGCGGGTCGGGGGTGTAGGTCATTACGCGGAGACCACGACCCACGTCCTTAAGGAGGGTGCGCTCATTCATGGAGCCCTGTGGCAAAACGAGCACGCCGTAGCGGTCGGTGTCGCGGATGTTGTTGAAAAGGCTCTTCATCATGTGCTCGGCCTGTCGGCAGATGCCGAACAGCAGGTCGAACAAGCCGGCTCCGTAGAAGGTGCCGGTATCCATGAAGCGGGCCCATCCAAGGGGGCAGTACATTGCCGAGTCTTCGTACGACTCATCAACGAGGATCTCGTTACCGCTGGCCACAACGTAGCGGACGCAGGTGTCGCGGGGTCCGTTGATCCACAGCTCGCGGATACGGGCCACTTCGTTAACGACGTCGGTGCCTTCTGAAGCTCCTGTCATCACACCGCTGTTGTTGAAGGGGTTGCGCATGTACGAGCCGGGCTCGTCAAGGCCAAGGTCGGTGGTCACGTCGCCGTGGTCAACCTTCCACCACTCCATCTGATCCTTCTTCTTCGCCGAGATCTTGCCGAACCTCGAGGCAAGTAGGTCTATGGGCACCACGCGCTGGCGGATGATGCCGCTCTGCTTGGTGTGATCCTGGTGGAGGGCAGGGAATGGGAACACCTCACGGGGGTGCACCACTTCAAGATCGGCAGTAAGGCCGACGGTGGGGACATCGGTGAGGTGCCCCATGATTCCGCAGCAACCCAGGGTTGCAAAGATGTGGGCAAAGTCGGAGGTGACCTGGGACAGCTGGTGATCAGAGACCAGCGAGTCGGCAATGATCTGGGCACTGGAACGCTCGCGGATCATGCGCAGACTGGTGCCCTGGCGCATGATTTTGGGACGGAGGTCCATGGTGGCAATGCGCGCCACCGTGCGGTCAATGATGGAGAGGAGGTCCTGCGACTGGAACTCCATGTTGCCTTCCTTGTCCAGATAGTGGGGGGAGAGGCGGCCGGTAAGCGGGTCAAAGACGTCAAAGCGTCGAGCGCCGTTCAAGTAGTGCCACGCCAGCAGCCAGATAGAGCGGCGATAGTTGTAGCGCACACGCTCACGGTCCACGTGCATGCGCATGAACTTGGCAATATCGGCGGGCTTACTTGGGAGACTTAGCGGGCTTCGGGTGTTCACTGGGTGTCCTTTGGGCTGCGCCCTGCGGCTTCCAAGTTGGTGGGATGTCGTCGTCAACCATCGTGAAGTTGCCCGTAAACTTGGGGTCCGGGGTCTCCGATGCAATAGGGCGAGTCACGGGAAAGTCGCCATGGGCCCGCCCGTAGTACACACGAGCCATCGCTTCATACAGGAAGTATGGGATAGTGACGTACTGGGAATCAGACTCTGCTTTCGCCGTCATTCGTGGGCTCCTCTGGCCTTAGGATATCAAGCACATCATCACTTGGAAGTTTGTTCCAGTCAATCATGGACAGCAGGGCCACCCCGTTGTCCTGTCGTTCCCCGTCCTTCAACCGCTCGAGGGGGGACTTCACCGCCTCGATACCCAGGCCGCGCTTGGGCAGGCGGAACTTCAGGATCATGGAGGACATGGCCACCGCGTCGATATGGTCGTCGTGGGCAAGACCACCGTCACGGGCTTCGGGATTGAACTGCTCCAACTGGTCAAACAGGTCCCGCCACGGCTTGTCCATGCGCTTCCACATGGGGAGCTTCAGGAGTCCGTGCTCAAAGCGGAACAGGAGACCGGAGATCTTGGCTTCCTTCTGGACCATGCCCACCTTGAGGGGCATGATTCGAGGCATGTGCTTGGTGCCGGTGATCTCGGTAGCCCGCTGGCGGACCAGGGTTTCAAGTTGCTGGTAGAGGTTGACCGACTCACGGACCACCTCAGGGTGGATGGAGGGGACCTTCCACTTGTCTGCGAGGCGGAAGACGTTCCGGATCAGCTGGTCTTCGGGGACCTGGCCTGCCCACATATCTAGAACAAAAAGGCAGTTGTCACTGTTAACCGCCATGACAACTGCTACCTTATAATCCGAGTCAGGACCATGAGTATACGACGTATCGACAGCCATGAAGGTGAGGGAATTCAAGAGGAAGTCCTTGATGGGCATCACCTTGATTCCGGTTTTCTCCCCCCACGCGATCTTAGTATCGGAGGTCACCGGGTCAGTGTCGAAGGACGGATCCGGGTCCTCAATCCACCACCCGTGGTTCTCACGGACGAGGGGCGGGAAGAAGTTCTCACCGCTCTCACCGGGTCGACCGCGATACTCAGCCAGATAGACAGCATTACCGATTCGTTCTTTGATTTCCTCAAGGGAAATGCGGTTCGCAAGATCTGGTCGCGCAAGTTTGTCTGCACGGTTGAGGGGCCACATCTCGGGCCAGCAGGAGTGGAGCTTTCCGTCTTTTTCGTACTCCGAGTCAAGAAGCATGCGTGACCAGAACTCAAAGCGCGGATCTCGTGCGCGCGGGCCACTGGGCGTCTGCTCGGTCTGCATGGCATGCCACGCATAGTGACGCCGGCTGACAAAGGTAGCCAGCCACCGCACAGAGGTGTCGGGGCGGGTAAGCATGGGCAGCACAATCTTGAACAGCAGATTCTCCACGTAGTCGCGGAGTACCGCCATGGACGTCGATGCCTTGGGATCGTACTCAGGGTCGTCAAGGATGTAGCAACGTGGTCGACCGCCGCGCTGCTTGCTGGATGCGGAGATGGACCGGAGCCACGACCCGTTCTTCAGGTACATCATTTCAAGACCGAAGCTGGCTTCGCCACGACGGGGGATAATGCGACCGTCGGGGAACTCAGGCGAAAAGTCGTCGAAGATACGCGAGTTGTCCGTGAACTGACTCTTGATGATCTGGCTCGTCTGCTGCGCGTTGTCGTGCGAGCTCGTAGCGTAGATAAAGGAGAAGGCCGGTCGGGTGAGCATCTGCAGCAAGATCGACTTGCGGATGCAGTTGCTCTTCGCGTAACCACGAGGGGCCACGGCAATGCTTGATCGAGATGTCGCCCATTCCTTGTAGATTGAAACGTGGCCCTTCGGCGTTGCTACTGGGGTGTCGTCGAAGAACAAAGGATTGAAATCCGTATCGGGGTCTGGCCATAGATACCAAGCCTCGAAGAAACGGAGTGCAGAAATGAAGTCAATGGCCCGCTGCTTCAGGTCAGTCGAGGGTAGAAGCCATTGCCGCGTTGCGTTGATACGAGCAAGCCGCTGGCCTTCAACGGTCAGCGTGTCGTAGTCAGCAGGCAGCGGGTAAAGCGGATTCTCAGGCGGTTGCGGGATTCGCTTGATTTGCATGCTTCAGCTTTCCGGCTGCGTACAGCTGGACGGTGATGATGCGCGTGATGGCCACCGCAACGAGGCGGGGATCACGGGCAACCATCGAGTGAGACAGGTACTGCTTCAAGAGCGGATAGTACTCGGGGAACAGCTTTCCGTTGTCGTCACGAAGCGTCGTCTTCAAGATCATCCCCAGAATCTCCGGGCTCGCAATCGAGGTCACCGGGTCCTGGATCGCCAGATCGTACAACACCTGGCCCGCTGCTCGAGCCATCTGCATGTCGTCCATCGCTTCCAGCTGCTGGATCGCCTGCACCAGGATCGGGTCTTCCGGCGTGGGGGGAATCTGTGGCTGCGGGGAGGTAGGTGCTTGCGAACTCTGGACGGTCTTGATCGACGATGCCATGTACGTTCTCCTGAATCTTGGACACCAGCTTGGAGGTCTCAAAGGAGACCTTCACCTTGCGTCCGTCATGCGTCTCAATCGCTTCAGCGGATTGCTTCTGAATCAGACCAGAAGCCTGTGCGACCTCCCTGATTACGTGACGGAGCCGGGAGTGGGCTCGAAGTGAGATGTTAGGGTCTGTATCGCGGAAATGTCGGACCAGTGTCTCCATTTCCTCATGAATGTCAAAGCCCGACGCTTTGAGCGCGCCCCCCACGGATTCGCTCTGGAAGAACGAAGTGAGGGGGTCCGTCGGTTTCTTTGGGTCAGGTAGGGCTGGGGGCATCAGGCTGGTTCGTAGCCGCCATAAGACCGAGCACTCAGTCGTCGCGCTGTCATTTCTGGAGCGTAAGCAAGAGCGTAAAGCTTGTCCATCACGTCGTCAAAGTCCTTGGTAGAAGCCCCTGCCTGCGGTGCGTCTGACACCTTCATGCGTGCCTTGCGGCGCGGCATGTTAGCCAAAACAGTGAGGGGGTTTGGACGAGTGGACCTGCGGGCCACAATATTTCGGATCTCGTCGAGGGTGCTTTCACCGCCGTCGGTGGCAAACATGGGCTCTTGGGGTTCGGCTCGTCGAGGGGCCGACATTCCCTTGAGTTCCTTGGTTCGACCGGCGACAGCGCGGAGAGCATCCGAAACGGCTTCGCTCTCACCAGACATGATGGACCGGACGCGCTCTTGGTCATAACCAAGCTTGTCAGCAACAGCCTCGATTGCCTGAATGTGCAGGTCATCCGAAGCCTTTTCCATGGTCTTCTTGCG